GTTCTGGGCCATTGCGGCCGACGCCTCGTTTGCGAGGTCGGCCCCAACCTGAGCGAGATCGTCAGACACCCACGCGCCGACCTCTTCGAGCAGCTTGCCGATGGCCAGCATGATGCCATTGCCGACCATCTCAAAAAGGTTGAACACCTGCCGCAGCGATTCAGTCAGGGCCGTGAAGGTGTTGGCCACGAACTCAAACACCGCACTGGCTTCGGTGATCGACGTGGTAAAACCGCCGAAATTGCCCACGAACTGGTCGAACACGCCCGCAAAAATCTCGGCCCCACGCAAGAGCACGTCCGTGATCGCGTTGGCGATCCCGGTGCCGCCGTCGCCCTGTAGGCTCCACTCCTCCACGAATCGCAAGAACTGGTTCGTCACGTCCGTGACCGCCGGGGCGAGGTTGCCAACGACCTGCCCGATGATGCCTTGAATGGTGGCTGACACCAAGTCAAATGCATCGTTCATGTCGGCAATGTTGCTTACCTGCACATCGCTAACGATGATGCCGAGCCGGTTGGCCCTTTGAGTAAGCTCGTCAATGCTGGCCGCCCCCTCGCGGAAGAGCGGAGCCAAGGCGAGGCCTTGCTTTCCGAAGACGGCAACAGCCGCCGCAGCGCGATCCGCTGCGGTCGGAAGCACGGAGATGGCGTCGCCGATCGCGGCGAACTGCCGCTCTGGCGACAGCGTGCGCAGCTCCGCCACGCTCAGATTTATGCCTTTTAGCGACTTGTCCAGCGCATCGCCGGGGGCCGCCTTGCCGATGTTAACCGCCAGCGCCTGCGCGGCCTTTGCAAATGAAGCCGTGTCAACGCCAGCCATTTTCGCAGCCAGCGAATACGCCTGGAGCGATTCCACGTTGACGCCGGTGCGCGCGGACAAGTCATTGAGCGAGTCAATCGCCGAACTGACCGGGCCAGCGATTGACGTAATTGTGCTTCCGACTTGCGTAAAAGTTGAGGCAATGGCCTGGCCGACATCAACAAGAACACGGCCAACCTCTATCGTTGCCAAGAAAGACGTGTTGTCGGCGAGCTTCTCAACGCTTGCCGATGTCTTGTCTGCTTCGGCAGAAAACTTTTGCAGGCTTTGCTGGTTCTGCTCGACGATCTTCTGAAGCAGTTGCAGTGCCTTGTCGGCGTCGGAAAGCCCCTTGGTCATGCCAGAGGCGTTCGCCGTCATCTGCATGCCAACGCCGATTACTGTCGCCATTGCTCACCCGCTGTTGAAAATCTGCTGCAACTGTTTGACCTGATCCACCATCTGCTGCTGATGCTGCGGCGGTTTTTCTATCGGCACGAAGTCTTCTGCACGCGGTGCCTTGCCCTTGGCGGAATACGGGGCGAGCACCGCGCTCGCCAGTAATCCCGTTTCCCGCCACGAATCCGGCAACGCCTCGAAGTACCTCGTGTAAGCCAACCACTCCGCGAACTCGACGGCCGACATGCGCCGCTCGAGCTCGCCCACCGTCATCTTCAAATGCCCCGCCAAACGAAACAGAAACCTGCGCGTCGGGCGGATGCTTAGTTTTTTGCCAGTTCCTCCACGTCCTTATCGGTGATGGCGTTGTGGGCGGCGGCCTTGTCGAACAACCGACTCACCACCTTCGCGCTCTTCGCCGCCAGCTTCTCCACCTGCTCGTCGCTGAACAGCCGCTGGCCCGCCTGGTCGCACAGGCAGCGAGCGAGGAACTTGGCGCGGAAGTTGTCCACGCCCGTCTCGCGCTTGCCCACCCATTCCTTCTGGTAGGCGTCGAGCTCGCCCACGGTCATCACGCGGATATAGACCTCGCCGCCCCACTCCTTCACGTTCACTTTGAGAAGGCCAAGGTCGTCCGCTGCCAAGATCTGTTCTGCCGTCAGTGCCATGCGCATGTCCTCATTCGGGCGTGATTTTGAACGTCACCGCATACCGTGCGATGTCGTTGACCTTGCCCGAGAGTTGCACCCGCTCGCAAATCGCCTTTGTGGAGAAGGTCAGCCCGCCGCCAGAGATGGCGAGCGTGGCCTTCTTGCCGTACTGGGCCAGCGAGACGTTGGCAGTGCTCAGGCACGAGATATCTATAGTGCCAACGTCAAATGCCCAGGTGCTCGCCCGCGCGAGCGGCAGACTGCCGCCCGCGTTGACCTTGATCTCCACGACCTCGCCGAAGTCCGTGGAGTTCCACGAAGCCGTGACGCCCGTGCATACGTTTGCCATGACGGGCCTCCGTCACGGACTAGCGGGCAACCCGGAACGTGACCTGACCACGGACGGCATCATTCGTCGCAAGCGTCAGCGTCGAGGACGACACGGTGGCCGCCTTGCTAATCAAGGCACTGCCGCCTACCGTCAGCACCAGCGTGCCGGTGCTGGCATCAGCGATGATGCTCGTGCCGAGGTAGTCCACGACAACCTCTCGGCCCGTGTCGGTCGCCGAGCCTTGGAGCGGGCGCTGGATGGTGCGGATGGCATTGCCGGTGGTGAGGCCCAGGTGCGACACGTCAATGGTGTCTTCGGCGGACGGATCCGTGTTGCTCACGACGATGTTCGTGACGGTATAGCCGACACCAGCGAACGAGAACGTGGTGCCCGATCCATCATGCGGCGTTGCTGACATCTGCTAAGTCTCCTGCCAGAGGATTGCGTAGGTTTGTGAAACGGAATAAACCGGCGGAAGGTCGCCACCGGCCAACTGGACGAATCCGTCCGCCTCGTTTTGGAGACTGACGTTCTTCACTTCCACATTGTTCACGGTGCCGCCGTACCCATCCAGAACCTTGCGGCACTTGTCAGCAAGGTCTCGCACGGCCTCATAGGTCTCGGCATAGATGTCTAGCGTCATGTTCACCGTGGGCACGCCCATCGGGCCGGATAGCGTGTGCGCTCGAATGACGCCCGACCGGCGATAGGTGGCGAACGGCAGGGCGGCCGTTGCTGGGGCCAGCACCGGGAACACGCGCGTGCCGATCACGGCAGCCACGGCTGTGTTTGCTACCAGGGCCGACCGCGCCACAGACTCGGGGGATTTGAACGACATGCCCCCATCGTGCCAGCGAGCCCGCCTCTGCTTGCAGTTACGGCGTGCCGCTCACTGTGCCCGTGCCGCTGTAGTTCAGCGACGACAAGGCCCGCTCAAGCGAAATCCGAAGTTCCTGCTGGAGGATGAAGGCGACCTTGCTCTGCGACTGCTCCCACGCCGTCTTGACCGGCGGCTGTCCGTCGATGCCGCCACGCGGGCTGGGGTCGATCACCAACTCCTGCCCCTTCTTCGCCTTCTTAAAGAAGGCCTTGGGATACTGCGGATCTGTAGCGAGGCCGCCGTCCTGCCGCTTGAAGATTCGGAACGGGCCGTAGCTGGCCTGGCTCGACGCGATCACCGAGTTCTGCCCGCTGACCTGGTGAACCTTCCCGAGCTTGCTGGTGCGGGTGTAGGGCTTGTTGGCCACCTTCCTGACGACACGGCGCTTCGTGCCAAACTCCAGCCACCACTGGTGGAAGGCCCGGTCTGGCCCCAGCTGCACGCCGCCCGCCGTCATCTCTTGGGCTTCGCCCTTGCCGGATCGGTTGTAGCCAATGAGACCCACCGCGCCGCCGTTGCGGGGGTAGGTCTTGACCTTGTGATTCACTGCCCGGCGCAGGTTGCCCGTCACGCCGAACGGCGTCACCTCGCGGAGCCGCAGGAAGGCGGGCCAGATCGCCTTCTCCAAAGCCTCGCCCAAGATCGGGGCCACTTCCTTTGGGGAAAAAAGATTCCGCAGCGAATCGCGCAGGCCCGCGATTTCCTTGGAGTCGAGCTCGAGCTTGATCCCGGCGACGGCCATTAGCCGACGTTCTCCTGGCAGATGATCTCGTGCTCGCTACGGTTGTTGTGTTCGAGCAGGCTGATGATCTCCAGCGTTCGCCCGCCCCACGACAGCCGCATGTTGTGCGTCAGGCCCGGCAGGTAACGCATCCGCACGCGGTGGCTCATGGAGACCTGATTCTGCCCGGCCAGGAGAGCCTCGCGGGCACTCACGCCGTCCACGCTCGCCCAGACGCTCGTGGAGTTGCTCCACGCCAGCACCGTCTCGCCCAGGGCATTGGTCGTGCCGCTGGCAATCTGGACGGTAACGCGGTCGCGGAGCTTCCCGGCGTCGATCATCGGTAGGAGCCCCACTTCTGCGAGTCGAGCAGGGACGACACGGCGAACTCCAGCTCCTTGGAGATCGAGCCCACGAGCACCGTGCTGCGGTTGTCGTACCAGAAGCCCACGAGCATCAGCATTGCGTGCCGGATCGCGGCGGGCACGTCGGTGCCGCTGGCCCCGTAGCCAGCCCACCACGTCACGGCATGCGCCCCGGCGTCGATCCGGTGCGGCGGCCAGGTGCCAGCGTAGATCGGGAGCACGGTGCCCGGCGTCGATTGGCGATCCACTCGGAACTGATCCACGGCATAGGTGCCGGTCGTGCCGCCGTCTGCCGTGAACGTGAGCGACACGGCCGTGGCCGTGCCAGCGACGGCCATCGGCGGGCGGGGCAGCTCCATCGCCTCGATGCCCGACGTGGGGAATCGGTCAAACCGCATCACCCACTGCGTGTAGACCAGCGTGCGGTCTAGGTACTGCTCGCACCACTCGCGGGCCGCCGTGATGAGGCTGGCCACATAAGCGTCATCGGCGGTGCTGTCGATGCGGCAATGGGCCTTCGCCTCGGAGAGCGTCACGGGCTCCACGGCGGGGGGCGTTTGGCGGCTGAGGCTGCGGTACATCACTTTCGCTTTCTCCGCTTGGGCGTGGCGTCGGCCGTCTCCACGTCGTGCTCGACGGCGGCCGTCTCGATCAACTCCTGCTGCCGGTCCTCCACCGCGAACCGCTTGGCAATCAACTCTTGGGCGAGCCCGCCGGGGATCTCCACCACCTGCCCGGCGCGGTAGCTTCGGAACGAACGCAGCATCCTTAGTTTCTTCATTGGGGCACGCTCCATGCAGTTTCGGGCTTCTTTCCGTTGGTCGTGAACTCGGTGGTCCACTGAAACACGGGCTTGCCGAGGTTCTGCCCCGGCCACGTCACGACATACTCGCCGTGGCCCAAGACGACGCGCGGCGTGATGAAGACGCGGTTGCCGCTCTCCCGCCAGTTCCGCCAAAACCAGATGTCATCATCCACGCGGCCGTCGTTCCACGAGCCATCCGGTCCGGGCTTCGACCAGAACCAGGGCTTCTTGCACCTCTTCAGGGCGGCCGTGCTGATGACCGTGAGCCCGAAGTGGGCCGTGTCCACTTCCTGCACGGGCTCCGCAAACCACGACGCAGGCAGGGTGGTCTTGCCGTCCTCGGGCGGGTTGTCGAGCGTGCCCGGTAGCGTCAGCATCGGGCGGCCGTCTTCCCGCTTCGTCTGCAATCCGGTCAGCGCGTCGCACTGGAACGTCATCGCCATCGCGAAGAGGTGCTCCACGTCTTCCTTTGTGAAAAACGTGTCGTAGTCGATGGTCAGCAGATACTCGGCCTTGTCGATGAACTGCTCCATCACGCGGGTGTTCACCTGACTCCAGAACGCGCCCGTGCCCATCGTGGGGCGAATCCCCAGCGGCATGAGTGCTTGAGCCCATGCGAAGTGGTTGGCCGTGAACGACAGCCTAGGCATCGACAGGATGGCCTCCACCCGAACGTCGGCCTCAGTACCACCCACGCGGACGATCATGTGCTACCTCAAAAAGAGAGCGGGCCGCCCCGTTGTGGAGCGGCCCGCCCAGTTTGCACATCACGTCAAGCCGTCAGGCTCACGCACCGACCAGGCCGATGACCGGCCCGGCGACGGTCGAGGTGCCCAGGTTCGGATGCGCGATTGCAACCCTGGCCACCGCGCGAATCACGGTCTGGTCGCTGAGGAAGTTCACCTGATCGCTGCTCGCGATCTCGA